CGATATTCGGCGCGCGCCGCTCCCAGCTCCACGGAAAGCTCTCTGGCGAGATTGCGGGTGTCTTTGTAGGCAACCGTCGCCAATTCCATCTGCGCTGCAATCAGCCCGTCAATGGCGTCCTGAGCGGTTCTGGTGCTGTTGCGGAGCCAGCCTAGAGCTTCTTCAACGCCGGAAAGATCGACGTCAACGAACACATCCTTGTCGGAGAGCAGCACGTTCGGTGTGATGACCGGGATAAATCCAGACCACAACACCGGCCTGTCTCCGCCGGGGATATAGCGACCGCGGACGACGTAGCTTTGATTGGGCAGAAGGCTCTGCGAGATCAGCATTGAGCCGACTTGTGGCTGGTCTGTACGGCCCTCGCTTACCTTTTCAAGCGTGGCTTGAAGCCGGACTTCATACTCAATACCAATGACATCATCGAGGCGACCGTCGCTGTTATCCCACGTCAGTCGGATGGCAGGTCGCCTATCATCACCCGCCGCGTCTTTGATTGTGGCAGGCTCTGCGAACCAATCAACAATCGGTTGTGGCGACGGGCGAATGACGCCGAGCTGTCCATCAACCGGAGGTTTGAAGTCGGCGCCTGTGTTCCAATCGTAGTCGGCTGGATCAACTTCGGTGATGTCGACCATGACATCGAGATTGGCGCGATCCGCCACGCCGTCGAGGCGCATCAGCTTCGCGATATAACCGTTACGCTCTGACGTCCACGAAAATACCGTACCTGGTGTCGCATAGGCCCAGAATTTCGGAGGCAGAACAATCGTGTGCCGGCGGAAGCGTCGGGCCTCTTCTAGCGCCGACCTCATTAGCCGCTGCACCTGCTCCGCATACGGAACAAAGTTCAAATCGACGTCCGCCATCAGACGGCGATTGCCGTCGATCGCTTCAAGGTCAGTTCGATAGAGCGGCGGCGCGGTTTTTGATACCCAGCCGTCTTGCGGAGAAGGATAGTTTGCCGACACACCGTTGATGGTGTCCGCCAATCCGAGGAACGGCGTGAACTCCTGATCTTCAGTCGACAAGATATCGTCATCCGTGAATGCGATAACCGGAGCATCCGGAGCACCAGAATGCAGGTAGTAGACGCCACCAACTTCCGAAATCTTGCCTTGGCAGGCCGTGAGCAGCGCCTCAACGGCAGACGTCAGCGGAGCCTCGACCTGGACTTCGCCGCCGCTTCGGTAGGTGTTTACCCATCCAGTGGATTCTAGCGTACCGGCGCGGTGCTTCTCGATCTGCGCAATCCACGCCAAAGCAGGGAGGCGGGCCGCCGCCATGTTCTGCAGGCCGTAAAACCACTGGCCGTTGTAGCTGATGCCACGCAGCAGATTGTAGATCTGCACCGCCGGCAGAAAGTCGCCGTCGCCGCCCCACGTCGCCGGATCGGCATAGCGATGGCCACCTACACCACCAACGGTGCTGTCGCGAGATGGATCATACAGGCGCATACCTTCCAGCACGAACTTGAAGGACGGCACGCCAGAGAACATGTTCTTGGAAACGCGAGCTGTGACAATCGCGTAAGCAACACCCCTACCGATACGGTCAGGGTTCCACCATCTGTTACCGTTTGATACTGACGTAAACAGGAAGCTGTCGGCAGTCGTCTGGGTGCCATCGTAGAACTTGACCCAGAGGCTGTCTGGATACTCGTTGACGGCATAGCCACGCTCAGAAAGTCCACCGAGCGTGACGCGCTCGCCATTGACCCAGACTTCAGCAAGGCCACGTATTGGCATGTCCGAAAGCGCAATCACCTGCGTCAGATAGGCGTTCGGTGTGTCACCGTCCTGCCCCCACGTATTGACGAACACGAGGGAGCCAGCAGTCGCAGTACGACCGAGGATAAAGGAGCGCGAGATATCGCCGCCTCCTTGCAGTGTGCCGTTGATGGAGAATGTCGGATCTTTGGGCTTGCCGGCGAGCGACTGGGCGAGCAGGCTGACGCCGACGCCTACTGCAGTTTTCAGCAGGAAAGAGCCAACGACGCCGAGGCCACCAATAAAACTGGAGACAGCCGAGATCGCGCCGGATATCGCGGTCGCGATACCAGAAAAAATAGCCATCGATTTTCCTTGGGATGCGCCGTGCGCGCGCCAGCCGCTAAAGCGGCTTCATGAAGTGTGTTTCGACGGCGCTGTAGCCGCGCCGCTCGTAAAGGCTGGAAACTTCATTGGTTGCCAACGATGCCATGCCGACGGAAACGCAGCCGACTGAGCGCGCCCATGCCTCGTAGGCGTCAAGCATCTTGATTGAGCCGCGCCCGCGCGCCTCTGGCGATACGAACCAGACCGTTTCCTTGGCAATGCGGCCAGCACCGAACGGATGATCAAAAGCAGCGGCCATCAGAACGCCGTGCGCACGCTTGCCTGTGACCAGCACGCAAGCCATTGGAGAACGCATGTGTTGCTGAAACAGCTGGTCTGCGTAAGCCGCCTGAAACGGAAATGTGAAGCCAGCGGCCTCATGGCTTTCGCGCAACAACGCGACAACGCGGTCGCGGTCCTTAGCTGTGGCGGGGCGGACGTCCATCAGAAGATCCCGAGAAATTTCTTGCGCTTCGGCTGCGTCGCGACCTTGCCCTTCTCGGAACCCCAGAAGAACTCCCACTCGGACGAGGTGTCCGCATCGGTGTAGAATGCATCACCGGCCTGCCTTAAGATCTGGGTTGCGTGGCTGCGTGTCGACGGATTGGAGCGCGTCATCTCCTGAGTGTGGCTGGCGCACACCATCGTCACACTACCCTCTTCGTTCTCAGAGGGCGTGTTGATCGTGATGGTGTCTACGAAGCCAACGAAACGGCACTCTGCCGGCGCGACCATCTGGCGGCTATCCGGATCGAACAAGCCGCGGTAGATCTCGACGCGAGCCTGTTTGCAGTCGTAAAGGCGGACAAGCGTCTGAACGTGTTCGCTGACCTGAGACAGGCGGATGTTGACGTTCTGCACCGACAGGTTGGCGACGAGCGGAATGTCATCGATCTGCACCAGCGTGCCGGAGCCATACCAGTCACGAGTGACAGGCAGACCTGTGTCCGGGTGGACTATGGCGGCCGACACGTTACCGACGTCCGACCACATGCCATCGGTGACCGGAGCGCCAGTTGCCCGGTCTCGCGCGACAAACCAGAGGAAGTCGCGAGCCACCAGCTGCCGCGCTTCAAGCGCAGCAAGGTTTTCTGCTGAGATGTTTCTCATGATACCCCTTAGCGGGCTTCAATCGCCTGAAACGTGACCGTGCCGCGACCGGTGGCCATGTCGGCAGTCGTTGAGATCGAACCAGGCACGATTGCCATGATGCAGGATGGTTTCACCAGCGTTGCAGCAACAGGCGCCGCCACTCCCGGCCAAAGATGCGGTCGAACCTCAAACTGCGTCGTCACGCCACCAGCGCTGGCCGTCATTGGCTCCATCACCATATGCAAGTCTTTGTCGCCTATCTGGATATAATCGCCGACCGTGACCTTGTAGCCAGCGGGCAGGCCCGATAGCGATATTGCTTTGCGGTTACTCGCAATCGTGGCCACCTGCCCCACCCCGGTAAATGCGCCGCCGGTCGGCCAACTGCCGTTCGGATACGCCACCGGGAAACAGCGCGACTTCGGAAATGCGCGGAACGTCTTGAGCCCGTTTTCCAAGCTCGTGAGCCGCGCACGCCAGTAGTCCAGCTCGTTCGGCTTCATCGAGCGCGATTGCGCCGTCATCTGCCAGAGCGGCGAGCCCATGTCCTTAACGACCGTTCGGCCGCCAGCCGTGCGCGACTGCTCTTGCCGCCAAAGCAGATTGAACTCGGTCGACCAGCCTGGGAAGTCATCAAAGAAGGAAGTTGGGAGCGGGTATGTGATTGTCATTGTGGATTCCGCCTCTTGCGGGGACTCGACTCCCGATTGCGTCCGTGTTTTTTTGCGCTGGGGTAGTATGCTCGGCTGGCGACAATGGGGGAGGAAATGAAGGGCACAACGATCATGATCGCCGCGGCAATGCTGCCAACGGCGCTAACAGCCGCACCCGAAAGAGATTACAGACAAGCCGCCGAGGAACTTGGAGTGATCGTGGCCGCTGAAAGCTTCTGCGGTTTCAAATACAACCACAACAAGCTCTCGGGTTATCTCTTCAGTATCGCACCACCCGATGAACGGGGCACCTTGAGATTCGGATCAGCATTCCGTTCGAGTGTACTTCGCACGGGAGAACAGCAAACTAAAATGAATGCCGGCGCTAAGGCAGTCCATTGTGGCGAGGTCAAGAGATCCGCCAAAGCACTCAAATTTTTTAGTTAGACCATTCTACCGCGCGCCTTCCGCTGCGTCGCCCTACCTCAACTTCACGTTTCGTTTTTGAGCCGATCGCACAGCCGCCTCGACGCGGCCCTGCATTTCGGCGCCCTGCTTTGCGACTACCCTCTCAAGTCGGGCCACAGCCTCAGCATCAGCCCCGCGCGCGTCAATGACTGGCGCGTAGTTGACCTTTACAGCATTGTCGTTTGCCGGGCGCAGCGACGGGATTGACGGAACCGAAATCCCGACAGGGCCACCGTTGGCGTAGCCCTTCAGATTGCGGCGCATAGCTTCCATCGCCGCGGGGCCGCCGGCAGCCTTTACTGCAGATTGGTCGAAGACGTACTCGCCTTTATGAACTACGCCTGCCGGCTGATATTTGCCGCCGTCGCCGGTGTAGCCGCCTTCAGAATAAAGGCCGCCAGGAGCCGAAGGGAAGCCTCCCTTGCCACCGCCACCAAACAAGCCACCGAAGACGCTGGACAGGAAACCGCCGCCGCCTCCACCAGCCGCGTTGTTCACCTTGAAGATGCTATTCAGCACATCATCGAGCAAGGCGCTTCCGATTTTCTTCAGACTGTCCGCCAGAATGTCAGCTGCGTTCGCGCCCTCGATAAATCCATCAATCATCCCGCGCGTCACGTCTTTGGCTGTCGCCATGGCTTCTTCGGCACGCTGGCGAATTTCGTCCTGCTTTTCAGCAAGCTTTTCGGAGGCGACGACGGCGTTGGCATAGCCGGATGCTAGGCCCTCAATTGATTTCGTGAGTTCTGGCGTGATCTTGATGCCAGCCTCTTGCGCGGCGGTCAGCAAGTCCTGCTTGGCACGCGCGAATTCAACCGCAAAACCGTAGTCGTTGAGCAGCGGATTGAGGCCAGCCTGTGCCGCTGTTTCGGCCTTGAGGGCGTCTGTTCGCTTCGTGATCTGTTCGATCTCGCGCTGGTATTCGTTCTCGCGTGTGCCACGACCACCACCAGATTTTCCTGACTTGCTATCGGTAACTTGATATGTAGGGTCAGCAAGGGTGATTGGTTTAACCGCAGCAGTGCTCTTTGGTGGAGGAAAGCGATTGTAATCAAGCGGACCGCCGGTAATGCTACCAGCTAGCTTTGAAGACTGCGCATTTACCGCAGCCAGTTGCGCCTCGAGTTGACGCAATTCCGCCTGTCCAAGAACGTTTGCAGGATTGCTTTTTACTTCGGCAATCTGCTTCTCAATAGAAAGTCGTCGCTCTGCCAGATCGTTGATCTTTTCTTCACCGCTGATCGTGGACTGGATGCCCAACGCACCACCGAGAAACTCGACCTTGCCGTCCTTCCCGCCCAACGCATTAACGATGCTGTCGCCGATGCCGGCGAGACCGCTGAGCTTTCCGACCTGCTCAAAAAATCCTTGAGCGGCTATAGTGCCGGCGTTGAACTCACCGGCAGCTTTTTGGATTTCTCCAATAAGAGTTTCAAAGTTGATGTTGCTGACAAACTGCGCAACGCGGTCAATCTCCGTTCCAAAGACCTCAGCAGCCTTTGAAGAATTATTAAATTCTCGTGCCGCATCGACAAGCGATGTTCTTAGGTTCTCCAGGCGTTGATCAATAGTTAGCGTGGCATTGGCTAGCTTGTCTTCCAACACCGGAGCGCCAGCGTTAATGCCGTCGAAGAATGCTTTGGACGATAGCTTCCCGTCCAGCATTATGGTCCGCAATTTGGAGACCGAGCCTCCGGCCTCTTTTATGCCAGCCGCGGCGGCCTGAAGAATTGTTGGGGCGCCTTCGACGATAGAATTGAATTCTTCGGCTCTGACGACACCACTGCCAAGCGCCTGGGCAAGCTGCAACAGCGCTCCGGAGGCCTCTTGGCTAGATTGCCCTGACACTCGCAGAGCCATGGCCACATTATTTGAGAAGCCGACTAGTTGGTCGGACGTGATGCCTAGTTCACCTTGGACAAGAGAGACGCGACCATAAAGTTGAACAAGTGTTTCGAGTGGCGCAGCATTCGCTTGAGCGCTGTCTCTCAGCTTAGAGTAGGTTCTTTCTAAGGACTCACCAGAAAGGCCAGCAACTTTGAGCGCGTTATCAATCTTTGTTGCGCTGTCAGAAAGCGACCTAAAGCCTTGCACCCCGCCGATGAGGGCGAACGCTTTTGTGGCGCTTGCGGCTAGCCCGGAGTAAGAAGCCGAGATGGCCGAATTCATCTTCCTGAATCGATTTTCGATTGCACGCGCACGCTGGTTTGTAAGACCTTGGGCACGATTCAGCGCATTCTGATAGCCTTTTACGTCAGCCGAAAGCTGAACGACAAGACGCTCAAGGTCAGTTGCCATCTGTGAGTATGTCCTTATAAACTATCTTGTAGGTTCGGGAGGCGCGGAAAAATGAAAAGGTTTGCGATAATCATCGGCGCGATCGCGGCCATCTCGGGGGGATCAGTATCGGAATCCGCGGAATTCAAATACGAAAGCTTTAGACGCACATCGACCGGCGCCGCAGAGATCGTGCTCAAGTTTCAAAACACATCCACCAAGAAAATAGCATTTATCGCGGCTGATTGCGGCCTACTGGGTAAAGATGGCAAGGCGTTATCCATGATCTCTGTAATTGCACAAAACATTGATCCTGGCGGTTACGCCTACGCAAAAAACTATGGCCCCCAAGACGGGAATGTTCAAAAGGCTGACTGCCGTATCAGGGACGTTGACTACGAGTAGCGTGACCGCTGCTGACAAAGATAGTAATTTTTAATTCTAAGCGTTCAAAAGCTCAGCCAATTCTTCTTCGGTGAACAAGTCTTCAAGCGACAGAGACAGGCGCATGGATCCAAGTGGTCTAGGCGTGGATTTGCTCGAGTGCGCTTTCGCGTCTGGTACCAAATTTGTTGGAATTAAAGCCCAAAAGTCCTCTTCAGAAACTATTCTGATGTCCTGCCCAGATTCAGTAAGCATTTCTGCTTTCCTGTGCTTAGAGCTTTTGTCATAGCCACCTGTTCTAGTCCTATCTTGGACGCCAGCACACAAAACAGTTGTTCTTTTATTAACTCCATCTTCGACTCGGAATCCTAGCTTTTGTGCGATCACCGCGGCCTCTGAGCGTGGTATCCGTAGTTGGCCAGTAAATACGATAACCTCGCCAGAGAATGGACCTTCGGAGGCACCATCACCTACGAACTTCTTCTGGCCAAAGAGTGTGTGCCTAGACATGCCGGATGACCAGTCGTCAACGCTGGTTTTGGTTTCTGACAATGCGCGTCTAAATATCTCACAAGTGGCAAGAGCATCTTCAAGGGCGTCATGATGACGAAAATCGATTGAAAAGTGTTTAGCTATGTTTTTTAGAGAATATCCAGATCGGCTGAACTGCTCCCATGTACGACGTACAACCCTTTGATTATCAATCCATTTCGCATCAAATCCATTCAGCTGGTAACGCTCGTGAGCGCGAGCAAATGCCACTCTATCAAACGGACCATGGTGCACGATGATCGATCCGGAAAATCTTTCGTGGAGGCTTTCCATAATCTTTGGAAATGTAGGCGCTCCTTGGACCTGGTCGGACGTAATGCCGTGAACTGACACGTTGAATGCATCAAAATAGTCCTCAGGGTCCACAAGGTACGCCTCACGCGCGGCGACCTCTCCACCAACAACATCCACAACACCGATCTGGCAAATTGATGCGTAGTCCGCATTGGCTGTCTCGATATCAATTACGGTGAATTCCATGACTTCCCCTCCGCCACCAATAGCGAGAGTTGACAACCCTAAATAGTGTTTGTCTAGGGGAAATTGTTTTTATACACGCACCCAATCCCAAAGCTCATCGACTTCCTTCGCCGTCAGCCCGCCGTCATCCGGCGAATTCGCCTCGACGTATCCGTCGACCGCTGCCATGAATTGCCAAACTGACATTTCATTGACCTGCTGAGGCGTAAAGCCCATCACAGCACCGGTCCCGTAAAGCGCAGCAAATCTCAGCTTCCCGTTTGGGAGTTCGTCGAGCTGTTTTCCGTTTGACTTGCTGCGTCGTCCTCCCCCACCCTCTCCTCCGGAGCACCGGTAAGGGCGGCAGACAAGATGACCTGCGCGGGGACTAAATTTTCCATCGGCGGGCGCTCCTCGACGTAGCGCCTTGCGAGTTTTAGCGCTGGAGCGGGCTCCATGCCGCCACCGATCAGGCCGAGCCTGATGATGTTGCTGATATCTTCTATCCGCCACGCGCCGCTGTGCAGCCGCTGGAGCACGACATACGGGCCAGCGTCGCACTTCTCTTGAAGCTCTGCCAGCTGCCCCCAGGCGAGACGGAACGAATATGTTCCGTCTGCCCAATCGAAGGTTACGCGCGCATCCCGCATTATGGCGTGACCGGCGTAGTGACGCGGACCATTTCGCCGTCGCTCTGGAGCGAGACATTGTTGGTTGCGCGCTGGCCGTTGTTGGCGCCGACTTCCATTGTTTCGACGTGCATCTTTCCCGTCCACGTGATGGTTTTTGCCGGAAATTCCCATTCGACCTTGACCGGCACGCTTTCGATGCTCTCCCACGCATCGAGCCATGTCTCGACGCTTTCGGAAGCCAGGACGCCCTCGCCACTGATACCCATCGTCAGAGACACGGCATCGCGACCTACCCAGTCGACCTTATCGGGGTCGTCGCAGTCAGGAATGTTGACCTCTTCAAGGCCTTTTCCGAGGTTGATGGAACGCTGCGTGAAGCCGCACGGCGAGCTGTAAACAATAGGATCGGCGTCGTTGCCCAAAAGCACACGAATCTTGCCGCCCTTGATGGTGGTTGCTTGAGCCATAAAGGCCTCCTGAAAATGTCGGATAAATGGTGGAGCGCTACGGCTCTTCGATGATCGCCGTGTAGCGAAGCGAGGCCTGTTTGAGCGCGCCGTCCGTGATAAAGTCAGTGCGCCAAGGCTCGAATGAAACCAGAGCATTGGTCGCCAAAGGGGGATCCCAACTGCGCAGTGCGCGCCGCACCGCATCAGCAACCTGCCTCACTTGAGAAAGCACAGTCGCATCTGACCAGCAGTCGATCTGCATCATGATCTCACCGCCGTCGATGCAGTCGATGAGCTCTGTAACGTAGTTTGAAGGACCGATGCTGATGTAAGGCTTGGCCCACGTGGACTGTGGAATGTCCCCAATCCGAGCCCCAACAAGAGCTGTAACGGCTGGCGTAGCCTTGAGGCGCATAATGATGGCGCCCTGTAACTCGAGAACTGGATCAGCCACCGGAAGCCACCTCCTTCGCAGACTTGTTGATCGCCCGTGTGATGCGAGACTTGGTCCGTCGGCGGAGCGCTCGGTAAGAGACAAAGAAGAATGGTTGTGCTGACGTGCCAGGATGCATTGTCCCAGCAAACTGGCCAGCGTTCTCATGGGCACGAGTGGAAAACTCTACGAGGTGAGCGTATCGTACCTTGCTGTTCCCGGCGTAGATCGTGATCACGAGCTTGCCGTCAGTTGACTTCACGGTGGCAATCTTTTGGCTGTATTTTGGAGCATCGCCCCATGTCCAGCCAATCGAATCGCGAAGTTCGCCGCTATCGACGGCGACAAGCGATTTCATGAGGGCGACAATCTCGTCGGCGCCCTGCCCCATCGCCTCCTTGATGCGCTTTTCAGCAGCAGCCGGCAGTTTAGCAAGCTTACGGTTCAGTTTAGCGAGGCCTAGAATAGTCATCCCGCCTCCCCCTGCACCACAAGCAGCTCAATCCACTGGTTGCGTTCGTCGATGTTGACCGCAGCCTTGATTGCGTAGACCACGCCAGACCGCTTATTCCGCGCCCGCCAAGCTGGCGTGATGGTGCGCGTGCGTTCGTTGCCGCGGACGGTCATGGTGTAGGGCTGCAAGCCCTGAAGGCGGCTTGCAATGACAGGCTCGCTGCCGACGCGCGGCTCAAGACGTGCGGACTCTACGAATTGCTCCGCGAAGCCGACGACCACGCCACCATATCCATCGTCACCCTCGACCTCGGCCTCAAAACCGATGCGCTCACTGAGCGACCCCGCTCCGGATCTCTTGCGTTTTGGCATTCGGTCGATCCTTGGTGGGTTCAGCAGCCTTAGCAGCTATTGCAGCCGCAGCGCACTTGCGTGTGACGTTGTAGAGGCCAGCCTTATAGGCGATGGTGAAGCCTGGCTGGCGCCAGTCGAACGGTTCATGGAATCGGAGCCACATAGTCGTCCGCCACTGTTCGCCAGACACGCCACGGAGCCAGAAGC